ATTTCTATTTTATCAATAATTTCATCCATTGATAATGCATCTTTACATTTTTCATTTAAAAATACATTTATGTTAAATTTTTGTTTTAAGTTATTATTATTATTTCCAATCTTAGGTATCATTTCAGTAATCGTTTTTCTTAATTCTTGATTTTCATTAATAAGTTTAAATACTAGGTCTTTCATATCATCTTTGTTATCACTTTGTATTATTGTATTTTCTTCTTTTTTCTCTCCTTGACATTTTTTTTTGTGACGATTAAAACTTTGAATATGTTTGTATTTTTTATTACAATTACAAATATAAAGAGAATTTTCGATGAGCATTTTTGAGCTATTTTGAGCATTATGTTTTTTGCTTTGTAAATGTTTATTGAAATCGTTTTTGCGACATGATTTATAATCACATTTTTCACAATAAAAGTTATTTACGAGTTTTACAGAATTTTCAGCGAGCATAATTCTTAATATATGCTCATAAAATTCTCCTAAATCTTTTTCATAAAAAATAATTAAATTTTTTCAGTTACACTTTTTATTTTTCAAAATTAAAATTAACACCATTATGCTCTAAACTCATTATTCGTTTTTTTTTACAATTCTCAAATCGACTTTTCAAAAATGGACATAAAAAATGTCCAATTTTCAAAATATTTTTTGAGAATTAAAAAATGCAAAAAAATAACAATTTAGCTAGAAGGAAACCATAATTTTATAAAATACATATTATATATTTATTTTATAAAGCATTTTAGTCTTCTATTTTTTCTATATATACATTTTCGCATATTTTTTTTATTATTTTTTCTTTTCCATCTTCAACTGATTTTCCACATTCACTCATTAACTTAGCAAATTCTTCTTGTTCATTTGGATTATTCATATAATTTGGATGTTCTTCTAACCAAACATTTAAATTCTTTAATTGTTTTGATTCAACACTTTTTAACGCTTTATATATATATTCTTTATTTTCATCTTTTTCCCATTCATTATTTTTTATATATAATGTTTCCCGTTTCTTATCTGTACAATGTAATGGTCTTTCATATAGAGAAAGTTTATTCATATTTTCCATTATTATATTTGTTATTCCTTGTGTTTGCCCTTTTTCTTTTGTTGTTAATAAGTTTTTCATTGAAACTTCTATTTTATTAATAAATTCGTCCATTGATAGCGCATCTTTACATTTTTCATTTAAAAACACATTAATATTAAATTTATTTTTATTGTTTATTGTATTATTACTATTATTATTATTACCAACCTTAGGTATTAAATCATGTATTGTTTTTTGTAATTCACTATTTTGATTAATTAATTTTAATACTAATTCTTTCATATCATCTTTATTATCTGGTATCAATACAATATCTTCTTTTTTCTCTCCTTGACATTTTTTTTTATGTTTGTATAATCCCGTATCATATTTATATTTTTTTCCACAATTACAATAATACATTTTTTCACATTTTTTACTATCCATTTCTTGCTTTTTATGTTTTAAAGATAAAATATGTTTAGAATAATTATATTTATTACACGTTTTAAAGTTACATTTTTCACATACATATTTATATACATTATTTTCACTATCCATTTTACTATCCATACTATCTATATATTGGATAGCGAAAAAATGCCTAAATTATTTACGAATATAATTAAAAATTTTTCAGTAACACTTTTTATTTTTCAAAAATAGAAAATAGACCATTATGCTGTAAACTCATTTTTTCGTTTTTTTTTACAATTCTCAAATCGAAAAATTAAAATTGGACATTTTTTTTGTCCATTTTTCAAAAATTTTTTGAAGAATTAAAAAATGCAAAAAAAAATCTATTTAGCTAGAAGGAAACCATAATTTATATATTTTCCAATTATTTTAATAATTATTACATGTTAAACAATCTTATATTCTATTTTTGATATAAAAATAATTATAAAAATAGCAAATAATAAAATATTTTTATTATTTTATATGAAAACAGAAGATAAATGTTTAGAAGAGATAGAAGCTTTAACTAGTGCTCGTTTAGGTAACATGAGAAAAAAAATAAATGCGGCATCCTGGACAGATAATATGGAAGTATTAATGAAACATTGGGGAGAGAAAGCAGCAGGATTAAGATTTATGCATTCACATACCGGTGGAAAATGGAAAAATTTTTCCGATAATCTTTCTATTTCAGGTATATTAGTAACAGCAGTAGCATCAACATTATCATTAATAGCTACAAATGTTAGAGATGATAATATTAAAAATGGATTTCTTTGTGGAGTAGGTGGCATTGGATTACTATCAACATTAATTCAATCATTTAAAAAATTCTATAATTCTGAAGAAAAAGCAGCAGAACATAACATGATAGCAAAACAATTTGGTTCATATTATAGAAAAATGACTCTTCAAATGGGAATGTCTAGATTTGATAGAAATCCATCTGATGTATTAACAACATGGGCATTGGAAGAATATGAAAGATTACAACAAGATGCTCCTTCTATTAGTGGAAATTCAATAACTTTATTTAAAAATAATTTCAAAGATAAGGGCCAATGCTTTCCTGATATAGCCGAAGATCATTTTATTATTAATATCTATAAAGAAGATACAAAAACAGTAGAAGATGAAAGAAGTGAAGAAAAATTAAATAAAGAAACAGAGAGAGAATTAGAAAAAACAATAGAAAAAAAGAATGAATTAATTAACAAAGTAAATGAAATTTCAGATAGTAAAATTTAAATGACTAGTTCTATAAAATAATTATTAAATTAATGTAAATTAATAATTATTAATTTATACTGATATATACTTTAATATGTATGTAAATGAAAAATATAATAGGGCAAATATTACGCTATTAAAAAGATAACCGGAGAGATTAGGGTTACCATCCTTGTTAAATAAGGATGGTAAATGAATAAATAAATTTTTTCTAATAAATGGTAGTTGAAAAATAAAAAATAATAAACCAACTAATACTGGCATTTGAATTATTTCATAAAATTCTTCCGTTTTATCATTAATATGTTCCTTCACTCTATTTTGTTGTATTATTTCATTAGGAGTAACATGATTTGCAATATAATCATTATTATTTGGTGGTATATAATTTGGTTTAATATTTACATCATTAGTAATGGAAGCGCTATTTTGAGGAATATCTCTGCTTGGTAGTTGCAATGGATTTCCATTGCCAATTTCTTTTAATGATGAATTTAATTTACTTGTATAATCAATATTTTGCAATGCGGGTGCAACTTCTTTTTCAGAATTTAATTGTTCTCCATAATTTGGCATTTTAATATTTTCAGTATTATTTTCACTGAAAACATTTTGTAAAGGGACACTATTAACATTATTAGAATTAGTAGAAGGTAAATCATCAATATTAGTAGTTTCTTGACAGGTAGCCATTTATAATATATTTTAATTATAAATTATTTATTTAACCTACGCAAATTCTACAATTTTTTTACTTTTATCACAATTTGTAGCAGTAGGTGTAAATTTATAACATTTATTTCCATAACTATAAATATTATTTTTTATATTAGAAAATTCAGGACCTTTAAAAAGTAAACAATTTCTTGAATTGCAAGCTTTTCTAAATAAACTAGCTAATCCAATTCCTAAAATAACAGAAAACATATATTTTCCGGCTTTACTATGTAAAAATTCTTGTATCTTAGTTTTCATTATATATAATTATAGTGAAAATAATAATAATTTATTATTGAATTGGTATATTTTTGATTTTAGTTTTATCATGGGAACATTCAACTTCTTCCGCATTGAATTTAAAACAATTATCTGTTTTATCTTTATAAAGTATTTTATTTTGATTATCTGGTGTAGGATAAACATATATTACATTGAGTTCTGGTTGAAATAAATATACAAAAAAAATACCAACTACGAGAGAAAGTAAAAATACTGGAAAATTTATATATTTGCCTAACATATTATATATATTATAAAACTATTTTTTATAAATTAATATTTTATTATCTTGTCCAATAATTGAATATGTAATGTCTTTTAAAGTGTATGGTTCTTGAATTAATTTATAAATAGTTTTATCCTTTTCTTCTATTATTAATGAATTATTAGAATATTTAATATTCAGTAATTCTTTTGTAATTGGTTGAATATAATTTATATATATTTCTAATCCTTCTTTTAAAAAGGTATCATTTTCTTCTTCTAAGTATTGTTTAATTAATTTTTTCATATTTTCAATTAAAATAAACAATTCATCTTTTTTCTCTCTAATAATTTTTATTTTATCTTGATTATCAAGAATATTATTATAATATGTATTAATAATTTCATAATCTTTAATTAACTTCATTAATTCGGACTTAATTATGTTGAATTTTACTAATGTATTTTTTTCAGTCTCATAACCATATAAGTAATTTAATTTATTAATAATAATTTTTGATTTTTTTTCCATTATTTCATTATATAATTCTTCATCATAATTATTTAATAATTTTGTTTTGGCTCTTTGTAATTTAATATGTAAATTACATGGGGTAGAGGCAATGCATTTTGCTTCTAAAATATTATCATATATTTTGAAGTTTGTTCCACCTTCTTTCCCACAATTAATACATTTTTTTCTTAATGATTTAAATTTTTCTCTCTTCTCTTGAGAATTTAAATTCGGATTTTTGATAATAATTGTCTTAGCTTTATTAATTTTTTCTTCATATAAATGTTTTAATTTAAAAAATTCATTAAAGGCTGTTTCAAATTTATTATAATCCATTATTATAATATTTATTAATATAATTATAATTTATATTAATTATATTAATTTATATTATCAAAAAATTTGTGGGTGATTTAATGGTAAATTAGTAATTAATTCTTGATTCTGTTTTTGTTTTTCTATAGAGTATCTTTGCATCATATTAATTAAATATTCTTGTTTCTCTCTATCTTTCTTTTCTTTTTGTTCTGGTGTTAGCTTTCCTTTATATTTATATAATAAAAACCCAACTATAACTATAATAAATAATATAAATAAAAAAATGTTGACTCCTATATTAATATATTTATTTTTAATATTTCTACTTTCTTTTAAAGCAGTTCTTAAATAAAATTTTGTGCTATTTTCTATTAATGATGGTGTTATTTTTTCCATTAATAATTTATTTAAATAAAATAATTTGTTTATAATATCTATAAATGAATATATTATCTCCTTCTATTTTATTATCATTATTTATAGGAATAACAATAGTCATCGCTTTTAGCTCTCAAAAAACAATATATAATCCATCTTCTTCAGTATTGATATTTGCTGTAATAACATTATTAATTTTTATTCCACTACAATACAATTCTTGTGGAGATAAGTTTAAAAAAAATATAATTTTTATAATTTACTTGTTATCTAATATTGTAATACAATTTTTAGTTAATTTAGGAATTACTAAAACAATGTGTGGAAGCAATCAATGGGGCATTGCCCTTATGACAACATTATTTCCATGGATTATAATTTTTGGTGTATTATTTATGATTTTATTAGTGTTTAAAGGGTGGTTAGTTCCATTTTCAAATACTTTTGGTTATGGTATTACTAAATTATTAGGTTCTGAACAATTATTAAAAGATATTTTAAAGGATAAAATATCTGAACAAACTGTGGGAAATAGTAAAGAATTAGCTAAATTTATTTCCGATTCATTATCAGATCCTTCATTAATAATAAATCAATTTAACAGTGATTATGATAAATTTAATGAACTATGGAACATAATGAAGAAAGGTGGATTATTCAAAAGTACAGTAACTTCGGATATGAAAGAAAGATTATATAAATTTGTATGTTTGAAAGATATTATATCTGAATCATTGTGGTATCTATTGACTGGTATATTAACAATTACAGCATCCACAAATTATATTGTATCTAAAGGATGTAGCGGAGATGTAAAACAAATGCAAGAACGACATGATGAATTTGAAAGACAATTAGAAAAAGATGGTAAGATTAGCAAAAAAGATGAAGAAAGAATATACTATATTACTGATTAATTTATTCTTTATTTAAATAATATTAAAAGAAGTCAAATATAAAATCAATAAATAAGATAATATAGCTATTAAAATACAAAGTAACCATATGGGAATAATAGAAGTATTACTTTTACCTAAACCAAATTTGCGAATAGAACCATCTCTATTAAAAAGGAAAGCAGGTTTAAATTGAACTATAATAAGAAAAATAATTAAAAATAATATAATAGATACAGATAAGCGATTTTTTTTTATATTTAGCCGCATTTTTAATATATTATAATATATTAAAAATATATATTAATCTATATTTACTTTATTAATAAATTCAAAATTCCATTTATTATTATAAAAACAATTTAAATATCCATAATCTTCAATAGCTTGTACCCTATTGAAATTAATTGAATAATTATTATCTATTTCAACATTTATAGGTTTATTAATTACACCAGATTTATCTAAATCAGCACCACCAGTTCCAACAATATATTGATTAATTAATATTTCCTTATTATCATTATTAGATGTAATAATGATATTAGAATGTTCATAAAAGTGAGTATCGGCACATAAATAATAAAAATTTTTAATATTATAATTGTTATTTTTAAATAAGTTATAAACAAAATCTATAAAATCTACACTAAATTCAGAAATAATATTATCATTTTTACTTCTATATGTAATAATAGGATGATGACCTATTAGAATTAAGTTATCTTTTATATCAGAAACTTTTAATATTTTATTTATTTTTTCAAATTGATATTTTTGCAATTCTTTATTTGATAATAAATTATCAGATCTATAATTTAATAAATCATAATCATCATAACATATATAATTTATATTTTCTGATTCAAAAACAGTAGTATCTATAAAAAATATATTTGTATTGGGCGCTGTTTCATGTATAATATCTTTAAAAATTTCAATATTATTACACAATTCTTTATTAATTTTATTTATAAAATTAAAAGTATTAAAAAGAGTATAACAATTTATTAAAGCAGTTTTATTTAATCCTAGTTCTTCAAATTTATTTTTTGGTATTACAATATCATCTATATCATGATTACCAAAAATTAATTTAACACCTTTATTAGACTTAGTTTTTAATTTACAAAGATTATAGAAAAGTTTATCAAAATATTCTTGATAAAATATTTTTATTTTAGTTTTTTTGTTTTTATCTGGATAATAATTATCACCTGCTACTGAAATAATATCAGGTAATTCATCTTGTTCTACAAAATTTAAAAAATTTTGCAGTTTAAATATAAGATTTTGGTTTTCGGTTAAATTATATTTTCCCCAACAACCTAAATGAAAAAATTTATATTTTGACATATATATATAAAAATTGATAATTTTGTTTAATTATTTTATAATAATAATAATAATAATAAAATATATAATTAATAAATGAAAAATTACTCATATACTGAATACGAAAAAAAAATAATACAAACACTAAATAAATTTGATTTAAATTATATATTAAATAATTATAAATTATCTATAGATTTTTGTAAAAATTATGCATTGAATGATGATTATCAAATAACTAATAAAGAAAAAGAAATAGATATATCATATATTATTTTAAAGCAACCTCATATTAAATTGGAAGAATTAATTTAAGTAATTATTATAATTTAAAAATTAATTTAAGAAGATAAAAATTATTTATATATAAATGAAATTTTTTTATTTGATAACTTTTATACAATTAGCTAATTGTTTAAAGACTGGTAATAAACCAATATTAACAAATTATCAACCCGCTGAAATTATTAAAAAATATTCTACGGCATCCAAGAATTCGTTTGGAGATATTTGGACTATTAATGATTTACAGGATAATATTGATAAACATAACATTGATTCTGCATCATTAATTGAACAAAATAATAATATTAATGGTATTATCGCGATAGATAAACATTATGATAATTTAATTCTTCCCGATAACTTACATTATATTCCAACTAAAGTTCCACAATTAAGTAATTTAATTGTTGAGACATTACAGAATAATAATATTAATTTTGACGTATATTCAATTATTGATAATGTTAATTTGATTAGCGGATTTCTAAGTAATTTATTTCCAATAATTTTAATTTATGTAATTTTATCTAGTGTATTTTCGCGATTTCAAATGGGTAATCCTGTAAATATGATTAATAAAAAACAAGAATTAATCAATCCTGAAATGGTTAATGTTTCTTTTGCTGATGTTGCTGGTTGTGATGAATCAAAATATGAATTACAAGAAGTAGTTGATTTTTTAAAAGATCCTGATAAATTTAAAAATGCAGGGGCTAAAATTCCAAAAGGTATTCTTCTAGAAGGGCCTCCTGGAACTGGGAAAACATTATTAGCTAGAGCAGTTGCGGGTGAATCTGGTGTATCTTTTATTTCGGTAAGTGGTTCACAGTTTATTGAGATGTTTGTTGGTGTAGGTGCAGCACGAGTAAGATCTTTATTTGAAATGGCAAATGCAAATAAACCATGTGTTATTTTTATTGATGAGATTGATGCTATTGGAAGACAGCGTGGGACAGGTTTCAATTCTGGGAATGATGAAAGAGAGCAAACCTTAAACCAAATTTTAACAAATATGGATGGATTTGATAAATCAGAGGGAATAATTGTATTAGGAGCAACAAATAGAGCTGATATTTTAGATTCGGCATTACTAAGAGCAGGGCGTTTTGATCGTAAAGTATTAGTTGGATTACCAGATAGCGATGGAAGAAAAGCAATTTTAAATATTCATCTTAGAAATAAAAAGTATGATGAAAGTGTAGATTTTGATGAAATTGCATTATTAAGTGGTGGATTTTCTGGAGCAGAATTAGAAAATTTAGCAAATGAAGCAGCCATTTTATCACTTAGATACAATTTAACTAAAATTAATAAAAAATGTATGTTAGATGCATATGAAAAAATTACAATTGGATTACCATCTAAAAGTCAAACGAAAAATAATGATGTTAGAGAATTAGTTGCTTATCATGAAGCAGGACATGCAACAATGGCAAAATTATTTAATGATTTTTATGATGTTAGAAAAATAACTATTAATGCTAATAAAGGTGGAGCAGGAGGTTATACATTATTTACACCAAAAGAGCAATATGAGAGCTATCCAACAAAAAAATATATGCTAGCAAATTTAATTGTAGCACTTGGAGGACGGGCAGCCGAAATAATTTTATTCACAAAAAAACATAATTTAAATTCATTAAATTATGATGATGATAAGCTATTTAAAAAATATGATAATTTAGATATTACAACGGGTGCTTCTGGAGATTTAAAACAAGCAGATACAATAGCAAGACAATATATTAATTTATTTGGTTTGAATAATAATTTAGGCGTGATAGATACAACTTATGGCAATCAACCATTTTTAGGTAGAGAACTAGCAAATGGAGGTAGTAAATTAAGTGAATATTCAAAGAGTAAAATTGATAGAGAAGTTGCCTCATTAATTCAATTTGCTTTGAATGCAGCGGTAGATATAATAGAAAATAATATTGATGAATTTACTGATCTCGCAAAATTATTATTAGAGAAAAACACAATTGATAAACGAGACTTAGAAAAATTCAATATTTTATATTGAGATTACTTTTAATAGAAATTAAATTGTATAAAATTTATAATCGTTATAATAGTATTTTAATTTTTTTTTTAAAGAAAAATAATTAAAAATTGATAAAAAACTTATTTTTTAATTAATATAAAATACAAATATAATATAATTTAAATAAAATTATATTATAATCTATTATTTGTATTATGAAAATTTTATTATTATCATATAATAATTTGAATAAAATAGAAATTATAAAAAGACCATCGAAAATATGTAAAACTCCATATGTAGGCGATGCTATTATTCACGATGATAGTAATAATAATGAATTTATGATACACACACCATCATTAGGATGCTGTGGATTATGTGAGAAAGGATCTATTGTATATGGTATACCACTTAATAATGAAAAAATAAAATGTAGTTATAGGACAATTATTTCATTAGATGAAAAAAATAATAATTCTTTAGTTGGAATAGATCCATCACATGGAGAGAAAATTGTTGAATTAGTTTTTGAAAATAACTTGTTAAGTAATTTAATAAATATCAAAAATTATAAGAAACAAGTAACATATAACAAATCACGGTTTGATTTTGCCGGTGAATTACAAGACAATAGAAAATTTATCTTAGAAGTAAAATCAGTTCCTCTTCAAGAAAATAATATTGCTTATTTCCCTGATGGTTATAGAAAAAAGAAAACCGATTTAGTTAGCCCGCGTGCTTTTAAACATATTGAAGAACTTTCTCAAATATGTCAAAATAATAGTAGCAAAGAAATAACTGAGTGTTACATGTGTTATGTAATACAAAGAAATGATATAAATAAGTTTATGATTTCTAATAATGATAAAATATATAAAGATGCTGTTCAAAAAGCAATGGAAAATAATGTTAAAATAATAGTTATAGTATGTGATTGGGATAATGATGGAAACTTATATTTAATTTATGATAAATGTAAACTTTTTAATAATTTTGAAGAAATATTTAATTTATATTAAATAATCTTATATTTAAAAAAATGATTGACCAGTAACAAGTTCACTACCCATGATACCCGCAACAGCAAGCATAGCAATGCGACCATTACTTAGTTCGCTTTCATACAGAAAATCACTTACTTTATCAACATCATAACTAAAAACATTACCTGGTTGATAGTCTTCTTTTAGACGAAACGCTTTTGATTTATTTTTAGCAAAAAATGGATTTTGCCATCCAACCGCCATGCGTGTAGTTTCGAAAACAAGCATTCCTACCCAAAATGGAGATTGATATAGAAGATCATTATCACTAAGATAGTCAATAGCAACCGTTTTATCCATTGTTTTTTCAATAATAGGAAAAGCTACACTGGCAAGCATAGCCATACGTCCATGTTGAAGTTCAGCCTCTCTTACATATTTAATAGCTTCATCGCTAATTTTTTCATTAGATTTGGTTGGAGTTAAAAAATTAAGAGGATCAAAATAATTTAGAGGCTTAATATCTCCATAATATTTGAAACTAGTAGGTGGTTTAACATTTGGAGTAAATGTGCACATGGAAACAGTGATGGCAACAGACATCATTATTATACTATATTATATATGAACGTTTTTAAACTGTTTATATTATATTTTTATTTAGTTTTATACTTCACAAATCCAGTTATCTAATGAAAGGCGTGAATCCTCTACTTTTTAATTTCTTCTTTGATTTTATTAATTTCTAATGTAATTTTTTTAACTGAATTCGTGTCCACCAATATCCTTTGTAATATTAATATTAATAGGTCTTTCATACGCCATTATTTTTCAATATTTATTTTTTTAAATTGAATAATTTTATTATTATCTTAAATATTATTATTTAAAATAATAAAATGTGTTCTCATACACAA